CTGATGGCTGTCATTAATAGTCACTCCTGAGTTCTGCAACGTAGCACCGCCTGTCCCGTTGGCCCGAAGGATTGCGTTGTCAGTGCCGCCAGTACCAGAAAGGCCACCAGCATCTTCCCAAGCCGCCGCCGCACCAGCACCACCAGAGGTCAGTACCTGTCCGTCAGTGCCGTAGTTGGCACCAGCGATTCCTATCTCATTCTGGCTGGTGAATCTGAACCGTTCAGCCGCCGCCTCGCTGTGACCTGTGTAGAAAATTAGGTCAGTTGCGTTGACTGCACAGGTGAACGTGGCCTGGGCTACCGCCCGAATCCCAGCGGCTACGAGTATGGAATCACACCCACCAGCTTCTAGCGGAGCCTGGAAGTTGATGGAGCCGATAACGTCATTGGCGTTGATGACGGTATTAGCCGTGGTGAGTAGCAGTTTGCCCGTGCTTGTGGCCGCATCAGCCGCCGCGCCTCTTATCTCCAACTGGTCGCATGACTGGTCGTAGAGTATATATGCGCCAGCGGTGGCACCAAAGAACTTTACATCGTGGCCTGTATCATTAACGCCTACCGTGACTGCACCCTTAATGGTTAGGCAGGCATTGCCAACAGTTATCAGGTCTGTGTCGCAGGTATGGCCGATGGTGGTGCCGTTGATTAGAACATTGTCTATGTCCAGGGAGCCGCCAGAAATTAGCCCAGTAGTGGTGGTAGCAATAGAACCTATACAGCTATCCCCGCCAACAATACCGCTTTGATTTATGCTATTACTGCCTGTTAATCCACTCATACTAATCGTCCTGCGCTAGGAAAGTAACAATGACATCTAGGTTTGCCGCCCCGCCAGATTTAACCCATAGCTGGTCAGTATCATCAACAACAATCTTGTCGTTATGAATAAATGTAGATTTAGCTGGGAGCGGTTGGTCTATGTAGATGTAAAACTCTGTGCCACCACCAGCGGCTGTATGTTGAAGGGTGAAAGTTTCAGCCGCGTTACCTGTTTCACATATGCTTATAGATAGGACGGTTTGAGAATCACCGGACACTCCAAGCAGGACAATTTCTCCATCTGTATCTACGACGTTAGTTTTTTGTACCTTTAGTACGTCTGCCATTTGAGTCTCCTATGATAGTGCGATGATTACGCTGAGAGAGTTTGCAACAGTTATCGAGTTAGCACCATTCGTCACACTGATACCTGACCCTGCGGTAATGGTTGCAGCGGCTGGCCCACCAGAACCACCAACGATAATCTGCCCGTCAGTAGTCAAAGCCACAGAACCTACTGCATCAGTTCCACAGTCCTGGCTAATAAGTACGGCCTTGTCAGTGAGCGATGTAACACCAGTGCCGCCACTGGCAACTAGAAGCGTTCCTGTTGCCGCTGTGATGGCAATCGTGCCACCGCTGTTACTTGCGGCGTGTGCATGGGTAGCATTGCCCCAGTTAGTAGCCCCTATCGTTGGCGAGGCCGTCCACGCAGGCAAACCAGATGCTAACTGCATGATATTGCCGTCTGTAGCTTTAGCTAATCGAGACAGGACAGTGGCACTAGAGGCATACAGAATGTCACCCGTAGCCTGAGATTCAAACACATGACCCGTGCCGTCAGACGTAATGTACTCAGCTTGAGTTAGCTCTGCACCTGGGTCTTTGTGTGTTAGCTCATTAGCCATTAGCTATGTCCTACCGTCACGATGATATTAGATCCAGGGATGTCCACAAATACTGCGGTGTTGAATGTTAAGTCCAGATTACCCAAGAATGTCATGCTATCCGCAGGTACGTCCGCATCAAACAAGTCTGTCCCACCATCGGCGGTGCTGTCATTAAGTTGCAATCTGCCACCCGTACCACCAGCAGAGATAGACATCCAGTACACGGTAGCTGGATAGTTTGTTGCCTGCCCGTCAGCAGCCAGAATGCTTGTGTTACTTACTATTCCCATGCTAACCTCCGTGTTCTTTTTTATTGTGAGCCTTTAACTTATTGGTAGCTATCATCTTATTGTAGCCATCAAACTCACTGCCGCATTCTTCGCACGACACGACCACCAACTCTCTCTTAGCCTTAGATGGAGCTTGTTCCGTTGGTAACGCTGCCCCTCGGGCAGCCGCCTGGATCAGTACCCGCTGGAATTCACGGTCCTCTTCTCTAGCAGCCGTAGCAGTGATATCTTCGATGGTCGCCCATTCTTGTGGATGCCGTGTCTGCATGTGACGAGTCACCTGATAAGGAGAATCAAGGTTATCTTTGGTGCATTCCGGCAGGCCGAGTTCGTCATATTGATCCCGGTTCTCGTCATCTTTGAAGAGTAAGCACTTGTGCTGACCACCCCGAGCCTCAAAGTTAGGCTTTACTGTGGTGAATACTCTGCTTCCATCCTTCCGGGTCTTGCCTAACGTGGTCTGAAGCATGTTGCGATTACAGACACTACGAGCAGCAGATTGAGTGTCCCAGATATATACATACCCAGCCGATTCTACTATTGACCCCTGATTGACTTCCGTGATTTCCTGTAAGCCCGGTTCTGGTGCCTCAGTAATCACAGGTACTTCAGTGGGGCCATCCTCGTCTGACGCATCCGCGATCTGTTCTAGGACATCTGTAATATTCTGGGTCGTCATACTAACCTCTTATCGTGCTACCACCGGGACCAAATACGGTATACCCAATAGCGCGTTTCGCCTCTTCCTCTTCCTGGTCATAGAACTCTTGCCAGATATTACGAGTTCTTAAAGGAGGCGCTTTATGTTCGCGCATCTCCATAGCTATATCTTTGAGTTCGCCAACAGTGTGAAGCATCTCACCACGTCCCGTGACCTCATCAATGACACCACCAGGTATACGGAATTCAGGAGTAGTGAAATTACTAGAGGGGCCAAGGTCAGTACGATATTCTGTGAGAACATCATTGCGTACAACCAGTATTATCTGGAAACGCCGTGGCGCTCCTAAAGGGGAGGGTTGCGTCAGCTCTGAGAGACTGTAAGCCAACTCGTCGTAACTGATCTCAAGGGTTGCTGGAAGTAGTGACATCTCTCTCCTACGATATTGCCATCGTAAACCCTGCGCTTGCTGCGGAAACTTGGAAGCTTGGGTCGGAGCCTGTGCCGTTACTCGTTAGAACAAGTCCTGATGTGCCAGGAGTGATCGGGGTAATTGCCCCTGTCCCTGACCCTAGCAAGACATAATGGTCATTCAAAGTAGCAAGGCCAGTGCCACCTGATCCTACTTCTAGTGCAGAAGAAAGCGAAAGGTGAGGGCTGACATTGTTGAATCGTCCCGCAATAGTCCCGTCAACCAGGACTTCCATGCGAGAACTTCCAAAGTCGTACCGAAAACCTCGGCGTGTTGTCATGTGTTCCCCTTAGCTGCAAGGCAGCACTTGATAAGGGTATGCCCGGACGATCAGGTCCGGGCATCAGTAACTAGGTTAGACCGTCCAGTCTCTATTGGCAGTGACTTCTATGTAGTCACAGTCCATGATGACAAGTTGGGTAGTGTTGGCAGCAGCGGCAAGACACACAGCCATGTCAGTGCTTGTCGAGCATGCACCCGCTACGGTCTGCTTGAGTACGCCATCGATGTACCATCTAGCAGTTCCGTTGTTGTCTACTTCTAAACGGAGTACTTGCCACTCGCCAGCTACTGCATCATCGTTTAGATCAACAGCAGTAGTCGTAGTCGAACCAGCAGTAGTCCCGCCATTATGGATACCGTGCCAGTCCTCATCGTCTGTGAGTTCATCACTCAGATAGAACCCGCAGAGATCTGCTGGCATAGTGATGGTAGTGCCTGATGCGTTGATGACAATGTCTTCCAATTGCTCATCAACTGAAAGGATGCTGGTCAGTCCAAAGAATATCTCTTTGGTGTCCAAGTCAGGGAGTTGAACTCTGGTTTCCAGAGTAATAGTACCCATCAGACCTACATCAAGCATTATGTGCGTACCGATGAAGGTTGTATCAGCATCAGTATTGGCACCTGTCAGGGTGATAACACCAGAAAGTGCATCCTTCCCTGCGATGCCAGAATCTGAATCTTCAAAACCTTCACCACCAGCAAAGAAATCACCAAGCTGTGCTGTATCAGCAGTCAGTGCCAGAGTGTTTGCCACACCAGCAAAGTCATTGAACAGTCTGATTCTACCGTTACCTGATTGGGGCATTATGTTCACCTACTTGTTTGAGCTGTAGCTCTAAATTTCGTATTCGCTCCCTGTAGGGGGCCACTGCCAAGAAGATACTATCCCGAGGAACGGCGGCTAGGTTCTCTAGCCGCACATCCGCAGGTTGACCATTCAGATTATGTACCACCCACCCTTTTGGTATGGGACCATGAGCCTCAGACCAAACGGTGCGGCGGATATTCATTAAGTGGTCGGAAGCGTCGCGTCAGTCTCGACTTCAAACAGCCAGTTACCTGGGCTACGCTCACCATAGGCATACTCGTCGTAGAGGAATACGCTGGTAGAACCGCCGCCGATATGTGGCTCTCTGCGAGTCTCTGTGCGCGGGGAACGTCCTTGAACAAGGATCAGTGCTTCCTGTGCAAAGATACCGCCTTTAGCGGCATTGCCAGCGGTGGAGATATTGCCGTCTTCGTAGATCTCACAGTTGGCAATGCGACCACGGAAACCTTCTTGGAATACACGGGCGGCTAGGCCATCTGTGTACCCACTCTCCGTTGGAGGGTTACCACTGGAAATGGATGCGACTGCATCATAAAGGTCTTTGATCTGGAAGCCATGCAGAACCGCACGGTAAGGTGGGTTCCCAGGCTCGTCAGAGTCAGAGGAGATACGGGAGACAGCGGCGGCAATCATGCCCGTTGTCAGAGCCGCACCAGAACCACCAATGGTCAGGGACGCGCCGTCAATGGCGGTCAGACCATCCTCGTCTTTCTTTCTCTGGATAGCATTCTGTGCCAGACCGCCCACCTTTGCGTAGGCATTCTTGCTGATACGAGCTGCTACCCGGTCAGTGATGAGGGTATGAATCCCTACCACCGTGGGAGTGATCGTCAGCAATGTGTCGGACATCTGCTGTGGGTTGTCGAGTCGCGTAGTTTCAGTGACTGTCTGCGCTGTCAAAGCTGCCATAGAAACTTCGTTCCATGAAAGGCCCGTCCCTTCTCCAAGAGTTACTTTGTCCACCAGATTGGGGACAACACCCTCTTGTTCTCGGATTTGACGTGCCGAAGCAATGACTGTGGGTAAACTGTCAGCCAGTGATTGTGTAACTGTATCGCCTGCTGCCATAGTTGGCTCTCCTTAATTTCCCGCATTCAAGCGGTCAAGGATAGATTTTGCTTTTTTATGATCGGCTGTGGTCGGGGTATAGTCCTCGGAGCCGTAGACTGTGTCCAGCCACCGCTGATCGGACATACCACTGCCACCCGCAGCCGGACCTGTATCCATGTCAAATGCACCAGAGTCTTCAGCCGTTACTGGTTCTGCCGGCTTCCCAGAGCGTTGGCCCCGTTCTACCTGACGCATTACCTTCTGTGCTTCAGATACTGCTGCCTGTAAGCCCCTTACATCCTTCCTGTTGTGCGCGTCAGTCCACATAGTGCGGACCTCGGCTAACTCTGGCGATGTCTGGAGGTCGATAAGGTCGCTACCTTGCTCGTCCTGCACCAGACTGACCAAGTCTTCAGAAAGGCTTGTCCAAGTATTTGTGTACGCGGCTGTAGCATTGAGGTTGGCCTGTTCGCCCTGGATAGAGGTGAGTTGTTCTGGCAGG